ATGTACGAACTGCCGCCGATTCTCACCGGCAGCGAACAAGAGCAGCTGCGCAGCCTCCGGGACTACCTGGTGCGGCTGTGCCGGAGCCTGGAGCGGGGCGAGAACGCCCCGACCGCGAGCGCCGCGGGCAGCGCCGGAACGAGCGCCCTCGCGCCGGGAAGCGGGGGCGCCAGGAGCCGGGCGGAGAGCGACAGCCTCCGCTCCCTGATCGTCAAGACCGCCCACACCGTGGAGCGCCAGGTGGAGCGCATCACCCAGGAGTTGCACGAGGACTACCTGGCCCTGTCCGACTTCGGCAGCTACCAGGAGCAGATCGAGACCGTCATCGAGGCCACGGCCCGGGGCGTGGTGGAGAGCTACGACTTTCAAGCCGCCATCGACGCCGTGGCTGAGCGCTGCGGCGGGGCGGAGAGCGCCGTCACCGCCCTCCGGGGCCAGATCCGCCGCGGCCTCATCACCGACCCGGAGAGCGGCGAGACCGCCATGGGCATCGCCATCGCCGAGGAGCTGAGCTTCACCGGCACGACCCGGACGGAAAACGGCCTGGAATACGCCGAGCTCAGCCCGGGCCAGACCCTGGGCCTCTACACCGCCACCGGCTGGCAGTTCTGGATCAACGGCTCCAAACGGGGCTGGTTCGACTCCCGGGACGGCATGCTGCACATCGCCAATCTCGCGGTGGAAAACAGCCTGAATCTGGGCGCGGGCTGGGTCATGACCGGCACGGACGGCTTCGGCCTGCGCTATGGGGGAGGATAAGCCATGGGCGCCACACTGACACAGCGATACGGGACCCTGGACGGAAAAGCCTATCCGACGGCGCTTGTCGGCTGGGCCTACGAGCAGGACCCCTACGATTACCACTATACCTATTATACCTACAACAGCCGCTTCACCATCGTCACCGACGCCGCCGGCGGCGCCAGCCTCACCGTGGGCAGCATCGGCTGGAAGGAGCAGCGCAATAACCGCAATCACATTCTGATTAACCAGGACCCCAACGCCTATCTCAGCGGTTCGACGGCAAACGGCACGGAGATCCCCAAGGGCGCGAGCTCCGTCACGCTCTCGGTGAACCTGCTGCCGAACACGACCTACTACCTCTGGTTCGTCAACAACGGCGCCTGGTCCGACCGCAGCGATCTTGGCTCCGCCACGATCTCAGTCACCGGCTCTTACGGCACGGCGGGGACGCCCTCGGCCTCCGACGGCCAGTTCGGCCGGGCCATCCCGATCAGCATCTCCGGCCATTCCCCCAGCGCCAAATTCGTGGTCAAGGCGAGCTGCGCCGGCAACACGGAGACGCTGCTCAATAACAGTGCCAGCACGAGTACAAGCTGGACGCCCGCCGTGGCCACCTACGCGCCGCTCATCACGGACGCCGCCAGCGCCGCGGCGACCATCACCGTGGAGACGTATTACGGCAGCTCGAAGCTCTACACCGAGAGCACGAGCATCACCGTCAGCTGGGCGGCGGGAACGATCCCGCCCACCGTGTCCTCCGGCTGGGCCAGCGCCGCGCCGCTCAACGAGGGCTCGGCCTCCGGCTTCTCGGTCTGGATCCAGCGCTACTCCAAGGCCCGCGTCAGCTTCACGCCCTCCCTGGTGACGACCCGGTACGGCGCCGCGATCCGCTCCTTCTCCGTGACCCTGGACGGCACGAGCTATCCCGCCGTGAATGACCGGGCGGATACGGGCGTCATTATGGCGACGAGCGCGACTCTCCTCTGCACCGTCACCGACAGCCGCGGCCAGACGGCCAGCGAGACGCTCGCCCTCACGCTCAACGCCTACGCCAATCCGAGCTTGTCCTCCGTGAGCCTCTTTCGCTGCGACGCCTCCGGGGCGCCGGACGAGGACGGGAGCTGCATCTTTGTCAAAGCGAGCGCCAACTACAGCAGCCTGGAGGGCCAGAACAGCTATGTCCTGAACGTCCGGACCCGCCGACCCTCCGGCGCCTGGAGCGGAGAGACGGCCCTGGCCTCCGGCACGGCGGCGATCCTCAGCGGCTTCAACCCGGACCTGAGCTGTGAGCTGCGCCTGAGCCTGACGGACGGCCTGGGCAACGCGGCCAGCTACAGCCAGATCCTGCCGACCCGCGTCTGGGCCATGAAATTCCGCCCCGACGGCAGCGGCGTGGCCTTCGGCAAGGCCGCCGAGCGGAGCCGGGCCCTGGAGCTGGGACCCGGCTGGGCCCTGGTGTTCCGGGACACGGAGGGCCACGAGGCCGTCATCGACTACGCCTGGGTGCTCGCCCACGGCGGGACCTGAGAATAGTCAATTGCGAAACTCGTTTCGCAATTGACGAGAAAGGAGAACCATGAGCAACAGCAATCCCACACAGCCCGCGCTCCCCTATGACGAGGATGGGGAGCTGAAGCGGCTCTACACGGCCATCACCGGCCGTCCGGGCTTTTCCTACGCGCCCTCGTCCGACCCCATGTACCGGAGCTACGCCGAGCGCTATGTGCAAAACGGCCGCCTGGCCATGCGCGACAGCATGGGCCAGGGCGCGGCCCTCACCGGCGGCTACGGCTCCAGCTACGCCCAGAGCGTGGGCCAGCAGCAGTATAACGAGTACCTGCGCTCCCTGGGCGAGGTGCTGCCCGAGCTCTACGGCCTGGCCTGGCAGCGCTACAGCGCCGAGGGCGAGCAGCTGCAAAACGCCTACGATCTGGCCTGGCAGCGCCGGGAGAACGAATACCAGCGGGGGCGGGACGCCCTGAGCGACGAGCGCTATGCCGCCGAGCAGGAGCTGGAGCGCCAGCGCTGGGATGCCCAGCAGGCCGCCGCGGCGGAGAAGACCGCCTATCAGCGCCAGAGCGACGCCTATAAGCGGCTCTATCAGCTCATTTCCTCCAGCGGCTATGAGCCCACGGACGCGGAGCTGGAGGCGGCGGGCCTCACCCGGGAACAGGCGGAGGCCCTGCGCTATGAGTATCTGCGCGCCAACAAGCTCCTGCCCGGCGCGGGCGGAGGCGGCGGCTATGCCCGCGGCAGTTCGGGCAAGAAAAAGACCAAGAACAAGACCGCGGCGAAAACCACGGGCAGCCTGGGCGGCGGCCTTCTGGGCGGCGCGCTGCTGGGGGGACAGCTTGGCCTCACGGCGGCGGGCAGCAGCCGCGCCGCGGCCCCGGCCTCCACGACCAACCCGGCCCAGCCCGCCAGCAAGACCAGCAAACGCTATGTGAGCAAGTGAGGAAGAGAACATGACGGAAAACCAACTGCGCCATCAGGTCACCGCCCAGGCCGAGAGCTGGCTGGGCGTCCGGGAAGGGGAGGCCCTCCACCGGGAGATCCTCGCCATCTACAACGCCCACCGCCCGGCGGGGGGCTATGTCATGGGGCCGGAGGACCCCTGGTGCGCGGCCTTTGTCTCAGCTGTGGGCGCGGCCTGCGGATTGGGGGATATCCTCTATCCCGACTGCTCCTGCCCCTCCATGCTGGCAAAATATCAGGCCGCGGGCCGCTTCGAGGAGGCGGACGAGGCCATCCCCCGGCCCGGGGACCTGATCTTTTACGACTGGCAGGACAGCGGCCAGGGCGACTGCCGGGGCGAGCCGGACCACGTGGGTCTGATCCTGGAGGCGGACGAGAAGAGCATGCTCATCATCGAGGGCAACCTCTCCGACCGGGTGGGCACCCGGCGCATCAAGGCGGACAGCCGCTTCATCCGGGGCTTTGGCAAGCCCGATTACCTGGGCCGCAGCGAATACACGGTCCAGGGCGGCCTGCCGGAGCCCGCGGCGGAGACGCCCTCCGCGCCCCACCCTGCCTTTCTGGAGCTGCCGACCCTCGCCCAGGGCGAGCGGGGCGAGAGCGTCCGCGCGGCCCAGCTGCTGCTGATCGGCCGGGGCTGCCGCTGCGGCCCCTGGGGCGCGGACGGGGAGTTCGGCCCGGCCACCCGGGGCGGCGTCGTCCGCTTCCAGCGGGGGCGGAATCTGGAATGTGACGGCGTGATCGGCCCGCTGACCTGGCGGGCCCTGCTGGGATTGTGAGGAGGCGGGAGCATGTATCTGAGTACCCAGACCCTCATCAGCGCCGCGGCGGTGCTGGCCGCGGCCGGGGCGATCCTCGCCACCTACAACCGGGCCTACACCTGGTGGCAGCGGCAAAACCGCCAGGACGAGGCCATCGAGGAGCTGAAAGCCGAGCAGAGCCTGCTCACCTACGGGGTGCTGGCCTGTCTCAAGGGCCTCAAGGAGCAGGGCTGCAACGGCCCCGTCACCGAGGCCATCGGCAAAATCGAAAAGCACCTGAATCAGCAGGCGCACAGATAGGCATTAGGCAATAGGCCGTAGGGGCGGCTATTAGCCGCCCGCAGACACGGGACCATCCCGGTCCCCCACCGTAGGGGCCGGCGTCCTCGACGGCCCGCCCGGGTCGGTCGCGCAACCGGGGCAACGGGACGTCCGGAGGCCGTCCCCTACGGACGCACCGCCATGAGATGGTGCATTTCCCCTAATCCCTGATGCCTGATGCCTCACAACTGAAAGGAGATACCACCATGGAAACCACCTTTGGCTTTGCCGGCGTGGCCGGCATCACGATGATCTGCTATCTGGCGGGCCTGGCCCTGCGCCTCTCGCCGCTGGAGAACAAATGGATCCCCCTGGGCTGCGGCGTCCTGGGCGGCGCGCTGGGCCTGGCGGGCCTGCACTTCATGGCCGATTTTCCCGCCGCCAACCTCATCGACGCCCTGGCCGTGGGCATCGCCTCGGGCCTGGCCGCCACGGGCATGGACCAGCTGGGCAAGCAGCTGGGGGAATAG